GGGCTTTAATAGTCTAATATTGCCTTGAGTTCACTGTCAAATAAATATGACTCTGGCGCTACTTCCAAAGCTAGTTGCCTGAACCTTGGAAGGCGTTTTGAAAGGCCATAAATCACTTGCAATGATCGAAGGGTATCAGCTACGAACGATTGATTTTGGTATGCTAAATTGTGAAGGTGTCTACCCAGCCTGACTGGCTCGACACGTCCACCTGGGTAAAATTGGTATGAGCAAAATTCACCTTTAACTGGTTCCTTAAGCTTAACTATTTTACCTAACTCCTCAACATAACTCGGATGAGGTTTTGACTGTAAAGTGTCATCCCCCATCGCTATAAAATAAGTGCCATAAGGCAAACCAAGTAAAGAACACACATAGCCATGTAGTAAAATTTGACAGTGTGTGTTCGTTGAGATAGTGATAACAGTACCAGATTTAACGATACCACCAATCTTCTGACGGTAAATAGTGCCGTCTGAAAGCTGTAACAATGGGTTCTCATATAAATCATGATACCTTCTATCAACCAATTCAATCCATTCTGGAGTAGCATTGACGCAGAGCTCCTTGCGAACTTGTTTGTCCGCACGGAGCACCCAAAGAGGAACTGAGTAATCCCAAGCTTTACGGTCATACCCAATTGCTTGAGAGTCAATGCACTTCCATCCGCCATACGTAGTGGACCACCCAGGCATTGTTGGCAACTGTGCAAACAATTCAATCTCAGTATTATTTTGAGATCCGAAAAGCATTTGGTCTAAAACCATGTCAGGCAACGATACTGCTGTAATTAACCTAAAACGTCCTTCCTCATATTTCTGTTTATCAACCGGTTCTCCTTTGACGAATACCCTTAAAGGGTAAGCTTCACGTTCCCCGTTGATATAATCCTGAATGTCTAGCCATAATTTATGAACATTAATTTCATTGACTAAATCATTAGCAGAATATGTATACAAGAAAGAATCAATAGTTGGGTAATTGTAACAATAAGGTATGCCTGGTGAGGACTGCCTTTCAAGGGAAAGAATAACTCTCCTAAAATGTTCGTAAGTCAACAAATCCTGTGGTAATGTTGTTTTTGCTGGTCTCATCATAGACAAAGTGTATTGCACCGATTTCTGAACCGCGTCTTCATCAGGTTGGTAAGAGCATTCCTCACACATGGTTAAACCCCAGTGGAGGTCGAAACTTGCTCTTTCAGAGGAGTAATCCCTTTTGGCAAACCTGTATTGAGCTGCGATTTCTTTTTCTTCGGCTGTGTAGTGTTCGAAGATTGGGCCTGGTTCCCGTTTCCTTTCTGGGATGAAAATTCTTTTCCCGAACCCAGCCGGTTGGAGAGCGACGTGACCACATCGCGCAAGGATTGGACCTGGCGTCGGAGATCCTCCGACTGACGTGCCGCTAAAAAAGACTCTGCTTCGGGCGCTGTGTCGGGTGTGTGGCTAAGCATTTCTGGCCTGTAGATGGGAGCGACTAAATTCTTAAATCTAGCCGCGAATCCGTGTTCTGCATGATACCTTTCCTCGCAAGCGTAACAAACAAGTTGGTGTTTGGCATTATTGCACTGAACCGGTTTGTCTATTTTACCTAACTTGGTCATTTCACCTGCCTGAACCACTCTAGTACAAGTGGTAACAATGGTTTGAGGTTTCTCACGGGTACACTCAGAGTCAGGGGGAGTTGGTGCAACTGTAACAACAAGTTGCTGTGCCGATTCTTCCTCATATCCAAACTTACGTCTAACTTTGTTACGCAAGTGCCGTTTGGAACTTTCGGTAAACTCCCAGCCTTTAGCATGCATGTTGGCAGCAACTCTGTTGAGTTGTTCCTCCATTTCATGCGCAAACTCTTCTTCTCTACGAATTGCACGCTCCTCTGCATCAACTCTTTCTCTTTCAAGCCTAAC